GGCGGGTCGGTGGCTGTCTATTTTGACCTTGGGGGCGGCACAACGGGTCGCGCAGCGGCGGGCGCATGGCGTGCGGGGGCCTTTAGTGGCGTTACGGGCGCGCAAAGCATCATGAACACCAATGGCGCGAGCTATGGCTTAACCGGCGTCAAGCTGGAGATCGGCTCTACAGCAACGCCTTACAATCGGCAGTCGTTGGCCAAGTCCATGGCGGATTGTCAGAGGTATTATCAGCAACTTGGCGGCGCAGTCGCGTCAGACATGCTGCTTCAAGGATACGGGTCTGCGGGGGGTTTGGCGGTTTCGTCAACTATCGGTATTTCGGCAATGCGTGCTGCGCCTACCGCGACGAGAGTTGGGTCGTGGACGTTGGTCAATGTTAGCACAGTTAATCTTGCCGCAGGTTTATCTACTTTAGGCATCCAAGCAAATGCGACTGCTGTAGGCCCGGTAACAGTTGCCTCGGTGGCAGGAACTTTTATTTCCTTGAGCGCGGAGCTTTGACCATGACCTATACGCAAGTCTGGGATGCCATGAACAACAAGCCGCACGACAGCCTCATCGTGCGCGATGAGGATGGCGCTTTCATTCCTATGGATCCGGACAATATCGACTGCCAAGATTATCTCGCTTGGCTCGACGAGGGCAACGAACCGAAGGCGGCGGTGAACCCCAATGGTTGAGACATTTAACAAAAAATTATAGTTGGACGAAGCCGCAGATCACGGGCTCGGCGGCGACTTGGGGCGGCTTTCTCAATACCAATTTCGACGATATCGACGCCCTCGTTTTCGCCAATCAGCAAGGCATCAATCCCGTCGGCTCGGGCGCGCTCTGGTTCACCGCTACGCCGCCGGAAAACTGGCTCATCTGCGATGGTCGATCGCTTTCCACCACGACTTACGCCGCTTTGTTCGCCGTCATCCAATACACTTTCGGCGGCTCAGGCCCAAATTTCAATCTGCCTCCTCTCGCCAACGTCTTCCCGATCGGCGCGGGATCCAGCGCGGCGCTCGGCGCGACTGGGGGCGAGGCGACGCACGTTCTCACGGCGGCTGAGCTCGCGCCTCATCCGCACCCAATTGTCGACGTCGCCCACTCGCATACGGCCCAGCAAAATGCGCACAGCCACGTTATCGTCACCGGAAACCACGCGCACGGGATTACAACCGGCGGCCATGCGCATGGCGCTAGCCTTGCGCGCTTTGTTGGGTCGGGTGGAAACCTTGGCGTGACTTCGGGGCCAAATATAACCACAGGCAATACCGACGCGGTGGGCAACCTCGGCGGCAACACCGACACCGCCGGCAACCTTGGCGGTTATACGGACACGCAAGCGCCAGCCGTCGGGGTCAACGCCAGCGGCACGGGCCTTTCAACCACGCAGAACGCCGGCGGCGGCGCGGCGCACAACAATCTACCGCCCTATGTCGGAATCAACTTTATAATCCGGTACCAATGAGTACGCAGTTCAAACCGCTTTCGATTCCGCCTGGCGTCGTCGCCACCGCGACGAAGCAGATGAGCTCGACCAATTACGCTGCGGTCAACATGGTGCGCTGGGTCGAGGGGCGGCTTTCGCCCGTCGGCGGCCAGGCGAAATACAATTACAGCTTCGCCTCGCGCTGCAAGGCGATCCACGGTTGGTACGGCCTCAATGAGACCTACTACATCGCCTATTTGTGCGAATCGAACCTCTATATCGACACCGGCGGCGTGATCTTCGACATCACGCCCGCGGACGGCATCATTCCGCCGACGCCGCCGACTGAGGGCGGCTATGGCGATTTGCTCTACAACGACGGTCCGCCAAACACTTACGGCACGCCGCGGCAGATCGGCGCCGATGCGGCCATCGACCGCGTGCCCGATGCCTACAGCCTCAATAATTTCGGCGCCGTTCTCCTCGCCATGACCTCGGCCGATGCGCGGCTTCTCTATTGGAATCCAGCCGATCCACCTGGCGCCTTAGCGCAAGTGGTGCCGCCGAAGGACGCCAACAGCGTGGTGCCGAACGGCCGCTGTTTCGTCGTCACGCCGGAGCGCTTCGTCCAAATCTACGGCTCCTACAACGATGGCACGGTCAACGACGGCGGCTCATTTCGACGCATGGCTTGGTGCGACCAGGAGGATTACACCAACTGGAACTATTCCGATGTCACCACGCAAGCCGGCTTTCTCGACATCGAGCCGGCGAGTCCCATCATCGCCGCGTGCGCGACGCGCAACGGCACAATTTTCTGGACCGGCAAAAAATGCTATGTTTCCAGATACTTAGGCATTCCGTATGTCTATAATTTCACCGAGCTGGGAGACTCGAGCACGCCTTGGAGTCCACAGAGCGTGGTCACGACCTCGAGCATGGTGCTTTGGTTCTCGCAACAGGGCCCGTACAGCTTCGACGGCACTTCGATTCTACCGATCCAATGCATGACTCGCGCCTGGGTCGACGAGGACATCGACCTCCTCAATGTGCGTGAGCAAGCCTGTGCGGTGCATGTGGCTAACTTTAACGAATTCTGGTGGTTTTTCCCGCAGGGGCCGCAGACCAATCCGGGCGGCGCGAATACGCGCGCCGTCATCTACAATTACAAAGAGGGCTGGTGGAGTCAGGCGCAATGCGCTCGCTCGGCCGGCGTGACGGCGAGCTACACCGCGCACACGATCATGGCCAACGGGACCGTCTCGTACGAGCATGAGTACGGAAACCAGTACAATGATTGTGACTTACCTTGGATCGAAACCTTCGATCTCAATGTCTTTGGCTATGGCAAGAACACTTCGCCTTATTTGGTGGGCTTCACGGCCGGAAGCACGCTGACCACGGTCAAGCAGCTTCTCCCGGACATTCAGGGCGCGGTTAGCAACGTCCTTTATTCGCTGTTCTACCGCACCAGCCGCAGTCTTGGCTTATCGGAGCTCCAATCCATTCCGCAGCCGGTGCGCAGTGATGGCTATGTCGATATGCGGACGACCGGCCGGGATATCCGGCTGCGCATGGACTTGGCGATTCCGCCTGGTCAGATCGTCAACGGCGTCGCCTCGTCGGGCGCCGTCCTTCCGGTGACGGTGGGCCAGCATCTAATCGACGCCGTGCCAAGAGGAGACCGTTAATGGCGACTGTTCCCTCTCCGCCCGCCGCGCAAGCGCCGCCTGAGCTTCCGAACGATCCCAAGGTCTCGGACAAGCTGGCGAATTATCTGCGGTCCTTCTCGCTTTGGTGCCGGCACGGCTTCAGCGCCAAGCTCGACGCCGGGACGGCGCTGCCCGGCATCTTGCTGCAGGCCAATGACGCGCCGCCAGGCACGGCGCCTGCGGTGTGGTTGCTGCAGGTTCAGACCAACGGATCGTTCGTCGCCACGCCGGTGCCGCTTGGAGGCGGCAAGCCGTGAACGAGGCTTTCTATCACCGCAAGCTCGCCCGGGCGCTCGACACGCAGGGCGGGTTATGGGCGCTTGCCGACATCCTCGAGCGAATCAGCGACGGACGGATGCAGAGCTTCGTCCACAACAATTCGTGGATCGTAACCCAAATCTCCGTTTATCCGCGAAGACGATTGTTGGAAATCGTGGCGGCGATTGGCGATCTCAAGGATTGCCGGATTCTGCATGGTCAGATCCTAGCTTTCGCCAATGAAACGAACGTCGATCTGGTCGCCGCGTACGGGAGGCGTGGCTGGGCCCGCGATGCCGATCGCCAGGGCTGGAAGATCAAAACGGTGAGCTACCTCTACCACAAGGAAATGTAGAGATGGGCGGACAAACCGGCACGCAGCAAACCCAGACGCAGCAAACGACGCAGTTGCCGCCCTGGATCAACGACGCCGCGCAACAAAATTACGCCGTCGCACAGGGAATCGCCACGACTCCGCTGCAGCAATATCAAGGCCAGATGACGCCCGATGTCTCCCAGCAACTGCAGCAAAGCTGGAGCACCGCCGCGACCTCGGCCAACGCCGGTCAGCCGCAACTGAATGCTTCGACCGCGGGCCTGGTCGGCGCGCTCGGCCAGACGCCGTCGTCGATTCTACCGCAGACTCTCGCCGGCGCGAATCTGCAGCCGTACATGAATCCCTACACGCAGAACGTCATCAATGCGACGTTGCCGATCATGCAGCAGCAGTTGGGGCAGACGCTCGCCACCAACGCCGGCAACGCGGTCAACCAGGGCGCATTCGGGGGCTCAAGATTCGGCGTGCAGCAAGGCGTCGCCCAGGCTCAGGGCGCGTTAGGCGAAACGCAAATGGCCGAGCAACTGAATCAGGCGAACTACGCCCAAGCGGTGCAGGGCGCACAGTACGACATCGGCAACAACATGACGGCGCAGACCGCCAACCAGGCGGCGCAGCAAGCGAAGATCAATTCCGATATCGCCGCCGCGGGCGGCCTTAACGCCAACGCCCAGACCGCGGGTCAACTCGCTCAGTCCGCGTTCAACATGCAGAACACCGCCGGCACGCAGCAAATGTCGACGGCGCAGGATCAGATCAACGCGCAGATGCAAAAATTCCAACAAGCCTGGGGCTATCCGACCCAGGAGCTTGGCGTTCTGCAGTCCGCTTTGGGCATGACGCCTTATGGACAATCCACAACCGGCGCAAGCGATACCACGACCTACACGCCGACCAACTGGGCGATGCTCGCCGGCGCGGGCTTAGGCGCGGCCGGCTCGATCTTCAAAGGCGCGGGCGCCGGCGTTCTCGGCGGCAATTCCGACAAGCGGCTGAAGAAGAACCTTAAGCGCGTCGGCACGCACGGACCGACCGGCGTCCCGATCTACGATTACAACTGGAAAGGTGAGAAGCCAGGCGCTCCGAAAACGCGCGGACCGATGGCGCAAGATGTCGAGAAAGTCCTGCCTGGCGCAGTCGTCAAGGACGCTGCGGGCATGCGACGCGTTCATCCGGCCGTGCTCGGCGCGCTCAGCCGGCCGACGCCGGTGGGCCATGCGGGTGCTTTGCGCACGCTTTCGCCGCTGTCACATACCCAGCATCGCCGTCGCGTGCGGCCGCCTCAACTGAGAGGGGCGCTTAGTGGCTAAGATCGACGACGATCGCGCCTATCTGAACGGGCTCTCCGAGCATCCGGATCGGGCCGGCGACACGTCGAACATGAATCCGGCGTTCGCCTCGGCGTTGGCGGCCTCGATTCGCCAGGCGCGCGCGGCAGGACTCAACGTCGGCGTGATGTCGGGCTACCGCGACGATAAGACGACCGGCTCGGCCTATGACGCCGGTGGCAATTCTTCGCACGGCTACGGGCTCGCCTCGGATATTTCCGGCCTCGATGGTCCGAACGGAACGGTCACCAAGCAATGGGCGGCGATCGCCGCGGCGAACGGGCTGCACAATCCTTACGGCGTCGGAAATACCAAGGAGTTCAATCATTGGCAGCTTCCGCCGCTGCCACTCGAGCAAACGCCAGACCTCCTCAATAGCTTGAAGACGGCGCGAGCGACGGGAGACTGGAACAAGGTCTGGGCCGCGGCGGCGCCGGTGACCTCCGGGACGATGGTTGCCTCGAATGCGCCTGTGCATGTGCCTGGCACAACGGTCAACGCCGCTAACGCTCCAGTCCCAGGCGCGCTTGCCGACCAAGGACCGGAGAACGTTGGCTCGGGAGGCGCCACGGCGGCGCAGCCTGGCCAGCCGATGGACGTGCGTCAGATCGTCTTCAACAAGCTCACCGGCGCAGGACTCGCGCCGCACCAGGCGCTCGGCGCAGTCTGGAGTCTCGCCGGCGAGAGCGGCAAGGGACTCAATCCGAACGCTTACAATCCGAACGATCCCGGCGGCGCGGTAGGAATCGGACAATGGAACCAGGAACGCCGCACCGCGCTCGAGAACTTCGCTCAGACGCGCGGGACCGCGGTCACCGATCCGAATACGCAAGCTGATTTTCTCGTCGATGAACTCACCAACAAGAACGCCGCGACCTACCAGCCAGGCGTGTTCGCGGCGATGCAGAAGGCCGGCACGGCCGCGGATGCGACCAAGACTTGGACGACGCAATTCGAGCGGCCGAAAGTCGATAATTCCGACGCTCGGATTAAGAACGGAGCGAGCGTCGCCTCGCTCGATTCGAACGGCAATTTCGTCCTCGGAGCCGGAGCGCCTACGGGTTCATCGCCGGGCATGAAAGAGATTCCCGCGACAGCTTCGACGCCCGCGGCCGCGCCGAAAACGCCCGAATCCTGGTTTGGCAAACTGTTCGACAAGCCTGACGACGGCTCTGCCAACGCTTCGTCGCCATTCCAGCAAGCGATTAGCGCTTTTGATCAAAGCTCGCCGGGGCAAGCGGCCGAACGAGCTCAGGCGCCGCAGGAAGGCTCGCCGGCGAGCGAGCAAGCTTCGCAACAGCGCTTCGCGCCCGGCGCGCGCAACGTCTCCCCCGGCCTCGCCAGCGTACCCCAGACCTACGGCACGACGATCAACGCCGCTTCGCAGCCGCTGACCTGGACCGACGCCCCTCCAGGACCGCCAAAACTGCCCGCTGCCGGCCTGCGCGGCTCGATGTACGCGCAGGCCCCAGGCATCTCGCTCAACTCAGTGCAACCCCTGCCGGAAGGGCTGGGATACGGCGTGGACCCGAACATAGGCTACGGCTATGGCTAATTCCTCCCCCAACATTTACCCCTACCCTCTGCAATTCGATCCGAGCCAATGGGCGAATAAATACAGCCCTTATGCGGGCGTCCCGCTGCCCAGCCTGGCGCGCTACGCCGGCGTGCCGACAGACGCCCTCGGCAATCCGATTGCGAGCTATCAACAAGCGCAGCAAGCCGCGCCGCCCGCTCAGCCGGCGATGCCGCCGGCGACGACGCTAAACTCCTCGCCGGCCATGGCGACGCCGAGCCCAGCCAACAGTCTCTTCTACGGCATGAATCCCGGCGGATCCGGGCCTGGGCCTGCTTTCGGCGGAACGGATCCGGCCTTCACGCCCGGGGCCGCGCCGGCCGCCGCGACGCCGCCTCCGGCGCCGGCGCCTGGGCCCGACATGAACCAGGCCTATCTCGCTGCGCTTTCGAACCCGGGCAAGGTTCAAACGCCTGGCGCGACCGTGCCGCAAGCGCCGTTGCCCTCAGGCCAATCTGGCGTCCTGCAGCAATTCCTGCAGAACTGGCAGAACCAAAGGAGTCCGACGCAGGGCGCCGGAAACTACAATAACGCGCCGTTCTTCGCGGCCCTGCAGGGAGGCCAGCCCAGTGCCACCTAATCCCTTTGATCTGCTTTCCGAGAAAGACGATCCCGATCCCGAGGATCAGCTGCGCATGCAACTCGATCAGGGACAGGGCAATAACCTCGTCGGCGCTCCACAGCCGCCGGGTCAGAGCGGGATGCCGCCGCCAGGCGGCGTGATGCCAGGCGGCGCGCCGCCGTCGCCCAATGTGCCCGGGCCGCTCGCCGCGCTGGCGAAAAAAGTCCCGGCCGGCAAGCCGCATATCCGGCTTAAATCGAAACCGGTCGCGCCGGTGCGAAAGAAGCTCAAAGTCCGGATGAAACCACGCGCGTCGATTTCACCGCTGCAGGGGTTCCTGAACAGCCTAGGAAGCTAACATGGCCAGCAGCGTTGGCGATCCCCTGTTCAACCTCATTACGGGATCCAATCCCGAAGAGGCGATCGGCCAGTGGAGCGATGAACAGCAAAGGAAAAATCGCGCCGCGCTTGGGCTCGACGCCAACGGCGTTCCGTTGCCCGCGGCGCCGGCTGCGGCGCCCAATGCCGGCGATCAGGCCGTCGCGCAAGCCAACGCCGCCTCGACTCTAGCGCCTGGCCAAGAGCCGAATGCGACTAAAACACCGCAGAGTCTCGGTCATCTCCTGATGAACCTGCAGCAACGCGAGGAGGCCGATCAAGGCTTGAATCAAGCCCTCGGCATGGGCTTCGCGGCGTTTTCTCAGCCGCGCGATCGGCAAATGGTCTCGCAAATGTTCAACCAAGATCAGCCGAATGTGAACCAGATCGGCGCGACGCAAATGAACCTGGCCGGTCAGCAACAGGGCCAGGACCGCATGAATGCGCTCGGCATGATGATACGAGGCCCGCAAGGCGATCAGATTGCGCAGAGTCTCAACATCAGCAAGGCCGATCTGATCGCTCGTTACCAAGCTGATCCGCAGGGCGTCGGGCAGATGATTCAAGGCTTCCGTGCGCCCACCGACCAGATGAAGAATCTGCAGCAAATCACCGATTATCAGAACCAATATAAGCAGAAGAATCCAAGCGCGAGTCAAAGCGAATTAGACAGTATCGCTAAGGCGATCACCGCGGGTATTCCCGGCCCGCAAGCTGAGCAAATGATCGCAGATCAACGCGCCTTCCGCGATAAATTCGGCCACGATCCGACGTGGAAGGACAACCCTGATGGCTACAAGTCGTACATCGCTCAGCAAGGCGCGCGAACAGACGCACTGACCATTCGGCCGATATCGGAAGACAAGGTCAACGATCTGGAAAACAAGATCGACGCGATCAAAAACGATCCGGCTCTGCCTGGAATCATGAAAAATCTCATTCCCGGTCAAAGCATCTTGTCCTACGTCACCAAGACTGACGCTGAGCGTAATCTCCTACAGAAAATCAAACAGGCAACCTCGGACGAATATGTCCGCGGTCTTTCCGATCCGGGCCTCGGCACGCGTAAGACGCAGCAAGAAATGACTTATGTCGGACAGTCGCTCGGCGGCGTTTTGAATGCCTCGAATCTAAACATCGACGACTACAAAGCAGGGCTCGGCCGACTGCAGGATCAGCTTTACCGGACGCATGCCGATATTTACGGGCAATCCGGCGATTTCAGAGGACTCGATTCCAAATACGCCGGTTATGTCAACGACGTTTATCGGCCTGGAGGCGCGCTCAACGAAGGCGTCGAGGGCGCTCCGGCGCGTCAGCCGCTCGACGATGAGGCGAAGCAATTCTGGGCTAACAATGTCGCGAAGGGTAAGTCGAAGGCGGCGCTCATCGAGCACTTGCGGAACCTGAATTACGACACGACTGGATTGAAGTAATGGGCGCGATTCAAGACAGTTTCGACGAAAAGAACCCAACATCGCAGAGCTCTGCGCAGACGCCCACGGCGCCGACGCCTGTGCAATCTTCAGCGCCATCGTCGATTCAATCAAGCTTCGACGACAAGAATCCGACGTCCACCACGCCTGATACTCAACTCCAGGATTTGAATCCTTGGGAGAAACCGCCCGACGTTTCTTGGTCAGATTATGCCTACGCCAAGGCGCACAAGCTGGGCGCCGCGCTCGGCAGCGCGGGTGAGGATGTCGGCAAAGTTTACGCCGACGACGCGACCTATGGACTCGGAACGGCTGGCCTGGCGGCCTCGCGGGGGCAACCCACCGCCGACTATCGAGCCGAAGTCGATGCCGCACGCCAGCGTGTCGGCGCGTCGCAGTACGGCATTGACGCCATGGCGTACCTGACCAGTCCGTTGCGCTGGGCCGGTACTGGTATGAAGGCAGAGCAACTTGCCCAGGCAGGGATCGATCGCGTTGCGCCTGGCCTCACGGCGAAGGTCGCAAAGCGCATCGGAGATTTCGTCGAAGGTGGGACTTATACCGGAGCGCAGAGCGCGGGGCATGGCGACGATGCGACGACCGTGGCGGAGAACGCCGCCGGCGGCGGCCTGTTCTCCGCCGGCTTTGGCGGCATTTCTCAGGAGCTTGCGCCTTGGGCGAAGGCGCTTCGCGAGAGAATCTACGGCTCGCCCGAAGGCACGCCGGCGGAGATCGCCTCGGGACCGCCGCCAGGCGCTCCGCCGCGAACGCCAGAGCAAGCCATGGACGCCAATCAACTCAATCTCTGGAATTCTCAGTCCAAATTTGGGATGCCGCCTGGTCAGCCGGAGGTCCGTAGCTACGCCTCGAAAGTGTACGGTGAGGATCCAGCGCAATGGCCGGAGGCGTTGCGCGATATTCACGAAGCAGCGGGCGAGGAAGGCGGAACGAGCGTGGCTAAGAGGGTTACGGCTCAGATCGCGACCAACAGCGCCGCGGCGGCGGCCCAGTATTATGGATTGGGGGTTCCGCCGGAATGGTATCCGGTTGTTCATCCTGTTGTGTCAGCGGCGACAGAGGCGATCATGCCCTTCACGAAGGGGGCGCCTCCGGTTACCGGCGCGCTTTCGGACGCCTATCCGGCGCTGACCGGCTGGCGCAATGTGCTAAACACGCCTAGCTGGCGTTAATGCAGCCTTAAAAGGATCAGCAGTCCAGCAGCGGCAAGCAAGATTCCGAAAATAAAACCGCTCCATGTGAACGGCGTAGGCGGATCGTTGCTTCGCAAGGCGTCAGGTTTATAGGCGTGGCGACGCCGCGGTGCACGCATTATCGAAAATGCGATGATTGCAAAGGTGAGAAGCCAGGAAGCGGTCATGCGCCTTATTTAAGCCTATCCGTGCAGATTACAAGTGCTTTCAATGCACCGTATCCTCACTGGCCATATCCTCGAGCATGACCGCCAGCATTTTCGGCTTGAGCTCGTCGGTCGTCATCTTGGGCTCGCCGGTGACGTAGCTTAGCATCCGCGTCGCGAGCTCCATGGCCGCTTCCGCCTCTTCGACGCTGTTGATCTCGATTCCCGCCCTAAACATCGCCTGGAACACGCCACGAATCGCTATGCGTTCCTTTTTGCCGTCGGTCATGCCACTGGCTCCGCCGCTCTGAGCTTCGAAAACACCGCCTCGTAAAGATTCTGCTTTTTCTGCAGGGCTCGGACCACGCGCCGATCGATGTCGGTGCCGGCGAAATCGATATAGAGGCAGTTCTCGCCTCGCGCGCCGCGCCGATGAATGCGATCTTCGTCCTGGGTGCGCGTATCTAAACTGTAACTCGATTCGAAGAAGATCATCGTCGAGCAATGATCTTTCGGATCCTCACCGCCGAGCAAGGTATGCCCGTATTTGATGCTGTCGGCCTGGCCAAGCATGACGCGGCACGTGGAATCGACATTGAATCGGCGTTTCTGGAAGCCAGTCTCCTCGGGCTTCATCTGCCCCTTGATCCAGGCGGGGAAATAAGCGCCGAGCGCCAAGGCGAGAATCTCGAACGAATAGCGGTGCCGGTAGATGACGACGACCTTGCCCTCGATCTGCGACAGCAAGTCGATCAGGCACAAAAGGCGCGGATTCGCCTCCGGTTCAACCAGTACGCGGGGATTCCCCTCCTCGTCGAGGATAAAGCCACATTGGATCTGGGAAAGCTTCTCGTATTTGCTGACGGCAATGTCGACGGCGACAATTTCCTCGTTCTCGAGCTCGAGCAAGAACTCGTCGCGCATTTGCTTGTATTGGGCCGCTTGTTCGCCCGACATTTCGTAGCCGCGAATCGAAAAGTCCTTCCGCGGCAGCATTGGAAGCCAGTCGGCTTTCCTGGCCTGGAAGATGGCTGGCGCCATGATTCGTGCGAGCGTCTCGGCGTTTTTGACACCAACGACCTGTTTGTTTTCCCAGCCTCCCATCTGACAGAACGTGTTCCGGAACGCCCAGAACTTCATCCCCGAGAACAGGCCGATCGCGCGCAATTGGGGGTAGAGGTCATGTGGCCCCTGAGTTTGGGGCAAGCCGGTCAGAAGGCGGACGATCGCCGCTTCTTTCGCCAGGTTGAGCGCCGCTTTGGTCTGCTGACTGTTGTGAGTCTTGATCTGGATGCTCTCATCTAGGGCCAGCATCGAGGGGCGGACGCGCATCCAGGCCAAAAGCTTGAGGAGAACCTCGGGCGATCGGATCGCCTCGTAATTGATGACGAGAATCGGCGGCTTTTCGTAGCGTTGAATCGAGAGAAAGGCGTCGTTGGCCTTCGAGCCCGAAATGAAAATGTGGTAGACGAACGGGAAATTTTTGTCCTCGATTTCGTCCGCCCAGCCCGATTTGAAGCTGTTGGGCGCGACGACGACCAGGCGTGTGGCGCGCAGATTATCGAGACGATTTGGAAGAGGCGGCCAGACCGCGCGCCGGAACTCCTCAAGCGCCAGGATCGTCTTACCGAGCCCCATCTCGAGGAAATAGCCGACGCCGCGTTTGCCGCGGCCGAACTTCAGGGCTTCAATCTGGACTTGGTCAAGTTGCATTTGAGATCGTTGTCGGATTGTGCGCGCTGACGCTCTTCGATTTTCTTCATCATGCTTGTCAGAGCCTGATCTAATTTGGCGATCTGTTCATCGGTAAATTCTCTATTCCTCAGTTTCTCGATTCCCTTTTCGAGCAACGCCATCATTTCTTGCCTGGTTGTCATGAGCGCTTCTCCATAAGCCATTGCCGACGGGTTCGATGACGCCGAATCGGCGCAGTTCCTCCATCCGCGAATTGACGGAACTCGCTGCATAGCCAGCGGCCGTGACTTTCGGCTGCATCTCCTTCGCGCTCCTGGGTCCGGTCGAGAGCTCCGCCATAATGAGGCCGTTGATGCCCTTTTTCAGATTAGGGCCACGCGAAGCGCGCTTATTGACCTGGGGCTTAGGCTTGTGCGGGATCTGCGGATGGGATTGGATTCCGGTGACGACTCGATCAGTCTTAATCGGCACGATTTCCTCGACCGAGAGATCCTCGATCGGCAGGTATTTGGCGATCATGGCGATCAGCGTGTCGGACGGGATCGTGAACCCGATCTTGAATTTGACCTGGCTCATATTTGCTCCCGACGAAGGCTCTCGGCGTCGTGCGCCATGTGCTTAAGGTCCGCGACGTACTTCGCCAGCGAAGCCATGGTTTCAGGCTCGAAAGCGATGGCGTGCTCGCGACCGGCGCGCTCGGCCCAGAGCCAGATCAGACTGCCGTCGAAGCCAGCATAGACGCCGTCGCCAAGGTAGCGGCGCAGCTTGCAATCGCTTCTCATAGGCGCTTCCCGATGCTGCAATTTTCAGCCTGGATGATCATCTGAGCGCGCATAAGCTCGAGCGTGTCCTTGGTGTGCAGAAGCGCATCGACCTCTTTGTCGCAAAGCAAGACTTCCTTATCGAATTCGCTAAGCGCGGGCTTGGCCGCTGCGGACGGCGTAGGACGGTGCTCCCACCAAAACGTCGCCAGCGTGCCAGCGACAAAAACAATCGCCCCGAAGGTCAGCGGCTTCATTTCGCCCGCCGGATCTTCGCCATGCGAATGACATGGCCCATAGAACGCGCTGGGGCGGCCGCTGGGGTGGGTTGAACGACGGAGGTCGCATTGATGGCGACGAAGCCGAGCTTGTAGCCCAGCGCCCGCGCCACGGCGTTGAGCGAGGCGGCTTGCGGGCGCCGCGTTTCGCCGGCGAACCAATTCGTCAGCGTCGCAGTCGAGACGCCCGAATCTTCGTGGATTTGCTTGTAGGTCGCGCCGCTGTCCTGAATAACTGTACGAAGCTCGTCAATGATCGGGTCTTTGTCGGTGAAATTATAACTTTTGTAAGTGAAGCCTTTCATTTCTTCCCCCTAGGCTCCTCGCCGTACAGCATCGGTCCTTTCGGCCGCTCGGCGGCTGCGGCGATCGCCTCGAGTTGCATGGCGATCCGTTCGAGCGCGAGGGCGACGGCGTAGGTCGCGCCCACCGGTGTCTTGACCTTGGCGTATTTCTCGAGCTCCGCGATCCACTTCTCGTTCATTGGCCATTCCTCGGAAGCTCACGCACCAGGTTGCGAATGCCATGCTCGATTTCGGCCGTCGGCGGAGGCTTCGCGATCGGCGGCGTGGTGTAGGGGTAGTCGAACGATCGATCGGTTTTTAGCGGATCCGCCGTGCCTGGCTTCGCGGCTTGGGCGAAACCAATGATCCCGTCCCAGTGGACTCCGTCGCCGGAGACGGTGCGGGCGATCGAGGTCGCGATTTGGTCGAGCGCCTCTTTGCTCGCCGGCGAAAGTTCGTCCCAAGAATCGCCAGAACGGATTTGATGCTTGAGCGCCTGGGCTATGATCGCAAAGTTCATTTTGTCATTCGCCATATAAGCCATTCCCTTAAAGTTTCCGCGTGCGGTTTGTACGATCCGCCTGGCGGAAACGAGTCTTTCTTCAGCGCGGTCTTTGCCCATTCATGGACATACATTACTTTCGTTTTCGGATCCCAGCCGATCAGGGCGCAAAGCCCGCCGGCGGCGATGTAACGCTGGCCTTCCTCCCATTGGCGCAGCGTCGGCGCGAACGACTGATGGGGTACAAGCTTGCCCTCAGCGAGCAAGTGTGGGTAACCGGGAAACTTGATTGCCATGTCCAACAACCCAACGGCACGGCGGTCTTCGTGCCGGCGGGCGTATGCTCCAAGGCGACGACAATCTGCCACAAGCTGAGTTTTAAGTTTGCTTTCAAGGTTCATTCCTCCTCCCAGAAGAATCAGTCCCCTTCCTCGCCCTCATAGTACCCACGCACGATTTCCTGCAGGTCGAACGCCATCAACGCGCCAATTATGAATTCGGCGTCCGGGAGGCATTGCCGCCAGAGCGCCTCGGGAATGCGCCGGCCGTGTGGATCCTTGATCAGCTTCATCTTGCGCGCCGCCAGGCAGCGGGCGAGGAACTCGTCGAGCCTCATCGCTTGTGCCGGTTCTTGTCGAGAGCCTCAGCGATTTGCTTAGCTTGCTCCGCCAAGGGTTTCATTTGACGCGCGCAATATTTGACGCCGTCTCGGTAGCCCCAGAGATACGAAGCGATCATCAAAATGCAGATGACCGCCGCGATGGCGAGGTGTTCCCAGTTCATGGCTTCAGCAACAGCGAGAGGCACGTCTGCAGGGCTCTAGAGGCTTGCAAAAGGTGGAACTGGATCGCGCGAGGCTCGTAGTCGCCAACCTCAGCAAGGTCCCTCACCGCATCGGCATGCTGAATTACAAAGTCGATCGCGTCGGACATCACGTCGCGCTTGGCCGGGATCATCGCGTCCTTGAGATCCGGCCGCTGATGCTCCTCGATCGCCTGGATGACGACCTGACACTCGGAGTCGACGACCGCGGGATGATCGCCGGCGGCTTTCGGGTACCCGCTCATCGGCTCAGGGCTGAAGAGATCGAGGGTTTGGAGGTATTTGATGAGCGCTGCGCTCGGAATCGGTTTCGCCGTCGGGCGTAGCGTGCGCAGGTGCGGCTGACCGGCGCGAAAAAGAAAACCGCCGCCGAGATCAAGCTTAAAGTCTATGTCTAAATTACCGCCGCCTGGATGATCGGTCGGCGCATAATAAGCTTCGCCTGGCGCGGCGACTGCAAAGCCGAATTCGAGCCGTTGAAAGGCGATCACCGGCGCCTTGCGCACCAGATCGAGAAAGCGGTCCTCATCGATCCTTGCGATGATCATCGGTTCTCTTCAGCATGGAGGGGTAAAATTTGTGGTAAAGCGCCAGCTTGCGCTTGGCGTTTTTGCGCGTCATGGGTTCCCCCCGCTCGTCATTAGCGAGCGCGATCAGTTTCTCTAATCGGGCCCGTGTTGGACGGTCGGGGGGAGTTTCGTCAGGCATTAAGCGACGTCGAAGTAACCCTTCTTCGTATCGTAGTTAATTTTCTCGATGGTTTCCTTGCCGTCGCGATGAGCGTTCCAGGCGAACACGCAGCCTTGATAGATATTGCCGTCCGACAGTACATTCCGCCGTCGCGGCTGAGGCTTCCTCTCGTCCTGCAACCATTTATCAAGGACGGTCGAGGGTGCCTTATCAGCGTAATTTTCGCCGCCGCGCGCGACTTCATGCCACCAGTTTTTTGCCTCCTCTGGATCGCGGTCATAGGTCGCAAAGACCGCTGCAAGAACTGAAGCTTTTTTCAGTTCCGGCGTCTTGTCGGAGAGCATATG